GTGATTATAATCTGCAGTTCGTGCATTCTTTGTAATATAACCATCTTCTAATCTAGCGATAAGAACAAAGTTACCATTTGTAGCATTAACTGCTTGAGATGATAGTGTAGCTGTAATAGAATAACGATGTGCACCTGGGGCTGACTCATTAGGTGTACCTGTAGCATTATCATTTAACGATGAATCACTACCTGAACTGACAAGGGATTCAGTGACAAGTAAGCCTATATCGAATGATACGTTATGTGAATATTTAGATAATACGATTGTTTTAGCTTTAGCTGTAACAAAATGCTTTTTAATATAATATATACCATCTTCTAGTGCCACAATAGAACCAAAACCTGTAGCAGAAGCTGCTTTTACTTCAGCTGATTTATTTGCGCCATCTGTAATCGTTGCGTTATCTGCAAAGACTGTGCCTGATATGTATTTAACGAATAGAGTAATAGGATCTGAGCCAGAAGCTAATTCTGCATGGACAACCCTAGCTACGTTAGTACCATCAGTAAATTCAGTACCAACTAACTCTGCAACTGTATCGCAATAAGCATTAACAGAATCTAATTTAATATAATCAATTTTATTATGGAGGTGAACAGCTCCTGGTACAACAACAGAACCATCTTTAAAGGTATGGTCACCATGTGATGATACTTGGTGTTGTAGTTGTGTTTGTAGCTGAGTTAATTCTCTTGCTTGTACAGCCTTACCGGGCCTAAATAATATCCTTTGATACTGTTCTTTAGGGCTGAGCGTGTTACCTGAGGCAACCTGCTCAAAATCGTCCCAATATGGTTCTACGTTAAATGAAATTGCCATATTTCTGTCCTATTTAAAATGCTATTACTAATCTTATTGTTTCTACTTGTCCTGCCGCTCTTGTTGTAGCTGTTCTATTCTCTATAAACATTACATCACCTGAATGATGGTTAACTAATGGGTTACCTACTGCTGAAATTTGATTACCAGCACCAGATGAACCTGTTGCTCTTGTCAAATGTGAAGTAGTGAATGTACCAAATCCAGTAGATTCATTTTGTATATAATGTAATACACCACTAGTGTTATTATATTCTACACATATACCTTTAGCACCAACTGTACCACCTGTATGACCTTCAAATGCAAAGTCAGCTACATATGTAGATGCTAATGAAGCAGGGATTGTTACGCTCTTACATGTATTATATGCTGCAGCTTCTGCAACTTGAGCAATAGTACCTGAACCAGATGATGTTGTAGCGATAGATTTAAATACTTCGCCAACAACTGGATTACCGCTCGTTGAACCTGCTGTTGCCCAATGTGCATCTGATGATGTACCTATTGTTAAAATCTTATAAAAGTTACCTACAACCATACAGCCTGCAGCCGATAGTGTAGCTGATTCAGTAGCTTTTTCAATTGGATTCTTAATAACTGCTATTTGTCTAAAGTCATTTGAATCAGGAATACTACCTGACTCATCGCCAGTAAATACCGTATTAACTGTTACATAATGTGCTCTTAAATCATTTGTAGGATCTGCTCCATATCCGCCTGGAGGGCCGATTACTGGTCTGAGCGTTGCTGCTGTAGATGAACCACTTGTGGTTAATGTAACTGTAGCGTGGGTATATCCTGTGCCAACGTTAGTCATTGTAACACTATTAATTGCTCCACCAGATACTGTACATGTTGCTGCAGCATTTGAACCATCACCTGAAATAGTGATCGTTGGAGCTGATGTATATCCAACACCCGCAGTAGTTATCTTAAGGTTATATATTGCACCATCAATTGCATTACCTTGTACAGCCCATTGTGCTGTTAGTCCAGCATCAGCACCAACTGCTGGTTGTTCTGTTAATTTTCTGCAAGGCATAAATGATGATGTTAAAAACTTAGTTACATCAGTTGCTGGGACTGTATACATATATTTCCATATATAACCATCGTTAGCTGATACGCTACCGATAACACCTGATGTTTGAACACCTATAGTGTCTGGGTTATATGTACTTGCGCCTGCACCGGCTCTCAAACACATATATACATTATTGTTATCTGATATAACAAAATATGTTTTGCCTTCTATGTTTGTATCTTGATCGTCATATTCTACATATGTTGTACCAGAAACCCATAGGTTCCTTTTTGTACTATGAATAATGTCTGCAGCATCAACTCGCTTCATGGCAAACATGTTTTCCCATAAAGTATTTGATGCGTAGTCATTTTCATATGGGGTGTCCGGAGATGCGTCATCCGTCCATGCGTTTGGCCGTCCCAGAGCCATATAGAATTGATTATCACTAAGACTCTCAACGAATTTATTCGTTGAATCTAGTCTGAATTTGCTTGTGATTATTGCTGCCATGTCTTTTCCTTTATTTTATGAAATAACGAGTGAATTATGTCCACCCATTCCGAATTGTAAACCTATATTGTTATTTATACTATCTTGCACTGTATATCGAGCAAAATCACTATTTGGGCCTAAATAACTGAACTTCATGTTCTCCCAATGATTTTGCATACCTATAATGCTAAATTCTGAACTACCTCGTGCATAATGGGTATACGATTTCTCTAATATGTGACTATTAAAACTTGCTGGTCCAACTTGATGTGCACCTAAAGTTAACTGTATTTTACCAACAAACGGTAACCAGCCATATTGCGCTTGTGTATTTCCTTGGTCTAATGCTGAAATAAAAATCAATATTTCACCAAAGAATTTAAATCCTGCAGGGTGAACTAATCTTGTAAATGCATTTTTCCAATCTGATACGTTCTTACCAGTTCTTAATACATATGAGAATTGCTGATAGTAATAAGAATCTTGTAAAAACTTTTTGTCTGATAAGAAACCATTGACCGTAGTAAATAATCCTTTAGCATATGTTCTTACAACATCATTATTTGCTAAAGCACTTGTAAAATTTAATCTATATTTGGTTGTACCTGAATCTGAATATACCTCTTCGGTATAATCTGTAACTGGAACTTGATATGTGTTATTGACAAATACTACGTCATCATCAAAAATGGCTGCTTGAGCTGCATCATTATTTGCAGGAGTTACTGATGGTGTGCCACTAATTGTAAATGTATGATTAGGAGTAAATGTAGTTCTATCAGCTTTAATAGCCGTTTCTTGATTTGTCCAATCTCCATCTGATGGATTAAGTAAATCTTCAAATGGAAAATATGTTTCAACATCATCATCGTATATCATTCTAAAGAATGACTTAATAGATTCAGGTGTACCTCTACTTCTATAAAATTCAACAAGCCTCTTATAAAACATTCTTGGGTTTGTAGCAAAGTCTCTAGGTACTGCAACACCAATTTCATTTTGGAGTTCATTAAGGAGCTTTTCCTCAACAAAGTCAATATCTCTTTGAATATCTATAGCATTAAGATAGAATCCAGATTCATTTGAACGCTCTAAATATAATGCATATGTCTTAAGAAAATTAACTAGCTCAGGATATGAACCTTCTATATGGTCTGGTGTTAATTCATCGATATATGATGATATATTATATTTTCCAAGTCCATTTGCCATTAGTTACTTACCGTTGTATAATCAATACCAGCAGTAGTACCACCAGTAGCCATAGTATCTATCTCTCCTGAAATTGTTGCAGTTGAGGTATTAATTGTTAATAATTCATTTCTTGTAGGTGATATATCAGATGATGCTGGCTTAACCGTCACATCAATTGTAGTCATACCAGTAGGTACTCCAGTTGGCTGAAATGAGTTAAGAGTAACCGTTCCATCTTCTTCATTTACATCACCAATGTTAGTGGCTAATACTAAATTAGCTGTATCAACTATTTGAATAATTCTTGTATTACTTGAACTGTCATAAAAATCTTTAAGTCTACCAGTTTGGCCAGCGTATGTAAAATTGGTTGATGTCACATAAGAACCAGTAGTACCTGTAGTAGCATCTAAGTCAGTCAATGGTTGATTAAACTTAAGTGTATATTTAGTCTCTTCTCCAAGTACTGGTGTAATTTTTTTAGTCATTTTAATACGAGTAATATTAGATAAGATAGCAATGTTAGTATCGTCAATCTTTTTAAGAACATTTGAATCTCTATATACTCCACCAAAACTCTTTAATGTATCATCGTTATATGTCACAAGTGTATTCCTTATTGAGTTTGCCAAACCAGATGCTGTTACTGTAGCAAGGTTAGGATTATATTTAAAATAGACTTCGAGGTCGATATAGGTGTATTCTGGGTCGACAAGAACCGGAGTGATACTTACAACGTTTTTTGGCTTTAAAATACTTGTTTTAATAGTAGTTTTTTGGTCATCGGTGAGTGTTTCAGCTGATAATGGCTTAATGGAGACATACACCTTACCATAATCGGGTACATCATGGTCTTCTCCACCCCATACATTTACGGCTTCTATATCGGCAAATTCATTTTTAATAATAGCTTTATAATCATCTGGCGTAACAGCTCTATTTTGAGATACGTGTGAAAGTGGTGCATTAAACTTAATTGCTTCTTTAGATTCTCTTGCTGCACCACCAGTAGCTTTAGTTACTAATGTGATTGTCTCATCTGCATTACCAAGAAGGGAATCAGTCATAGTAAATACTGTAGCGCCATTAACATCTGTACCAGAATCTATAGTAGCATATTCAATCTTAATAGTATTACCATTTCCAGGTCTCTTACCAATTATATTATCACCAAACTTAATTTCATAATAACCATCTCTACCTTCTTCTAAAAAGAACACTTCACTTGCACCATCAAGGTTAACCACATTAGTATTTAAAGTATAAACTTTGGCTGCACTTGTAGAAGCTGAATCTGTTACAGTCACTTTAATAGATTTGGTATTTACATTAGTAGAAGGAATTATATATTGTTCGAATGTATTATTTTGATATGTATATGTTATACTTCCCAATGTTCCTTGTTCAATTGCTATATTAGAAAATAACCAACCATTAGTTGAATCAAAGTTTATTGTAGATGTGGCTGAAGCAAACATTGGGTATGTGACACCATCAATAATAGTTTGGAATGTGGTGCCTCTTAT